AAGCGCAATTCGGTTATAAACCGATGTGACGATTGATCTTTCATTGCCTCTGGACATTCTTGGTCTGTCAGCTCGATATGAATAGCTCATACCCAAATCCCGGTAGTTCATTTGAACATTGCCGGTAAACGCATTCCAAGCATGTTTCAGTCTGGAACCAAAAGACATCTCCATTTTGAATCATCACCTCCTTAAACCATATCAACATTTTTCTTCTTGTAGGCAACCCGGCCGGAAGCCCAAATGCCATTCTTCAGCTGCTGCATATCATAGCCTCTGTCGGCCAAAGCCATATGCACGCCGACTTCGCCTCGTTTTGCAACGAACTGAACGACACGCCCCGAAGGTGCGGTAACATTTTTAACGGACTCATTCATCAACTCAGCCATTTTCCGATTATAGGAATTGATAGCCGAAGAACTGATCTTACCTTTCGATGTCACAGAAGAAGGATTTTTCAATAGTTGATTGGCATACTGATCGAGTTCTTTGGAAACATCTTTGCGGGCTTTAGATACGATTTTGTCGTGATTTTTATGAGCCCACTTTGCGTCTTTCTTTTCCAAACGCTTTTGACCGGCTGCGGTCAAAGTGCCGTCTTTGTTCTGGAAACGGCGAACGCCCCATTTCTGACCGAGAATACCATGATGGTACATCTCATCCAACTTGACCACCTCCTTATTCAAATGCGTCTCGATTGAGTTTATAAGCAATATAAGCGTCCATCATTGCCGCGACAGCATCGATTTTCTGCTCGTATCGCTTCTTCAAAAGTTTACGGTTTCCGTTTGTATCTTCAAGGGTAATACAGTTACCCATAGCAAAGGTCATGAGATCCTCATCGAAGATAAGCATTCTTTCTTCAGAAAGCTTTTTCAGCTCTCCAAGCGGAACCGATTCGGTTTTAGCGCCCTGAATAACTTTCTCGATTCCAAACGGACCGTTTTCAGATTCCCATCTCGCCACAAATTCTTTTGCGTTATAAGGGTCAAACCCAAGACATCGAACATCGTACCCACACTCCTGAATATGGTTGTCCAAATCTTCATAGACATCCATCATGTTAAGTACGGCACCCTCTAAAACAATTAAACTGCCCTCCGCCATGAATTGATCGTATTTGATCCGCATAGCAGCAGGCAGCTTCATTAAAGTTGTAGAGGTAATATAGTTTCGTGTCTTGATGCCAAAAGAACCGTTTGGCAGAGGGAACAAGAATGTAAATGCGCAGAAGTCATCGCCCTGCGATAAGTCTGCACCAAGGGAACAAGGCATCTGCCAGTAGTCCCTCTTTCGATGCGGAAGAGTTTCTTCATAAGTGAAGTAATAGGTGTAACCCTCCATAGGCAGTCCAAATCTCTTCGCAAGAATATCGTTTCGGGCAGCTGGAGCTTTTTCAGCTCTTTCAACATCAAGCTGATAAGTTTCATAGCTTACGGTTTTTCCAAGATTCGGATTAGCCTTGAGCCACATTTCCGGGTCTCCGACTTCGTCAATGGAGTCAAGCTTGTACCACCAAATCGAAACGTGGGGATTGATGTAGTCACCCTTAAGGATGTCCATCAACTCCATTTTGATGGTGTCGCCGCTTCCGTTACGAACCGTACCTTCCGAACTGATTGCAACGATGATGTAGTCATTCACCTTGGATGCACCCTGCTCAATTGCACCGATAACATCCTCTCGAATGTCACCGGAAAGCCACTCATCAACAGTCGCGACCTTGATCTGTAGACCCTGAAGCTTATTGATACTCATAGGTCTGACCTCAAGAAGCGAACCAGTCAAGAAGTTTTCAACTCCCTTTTTCGTAGAGGCTAACTTTGTGCGATTCGCTTTGGAACCAGTTGTGTTTTGTAAAGAGCCTTCCGTCAAGAACTGAAACAGAGGTCCTCTCGAACGGGTGATAGCGGTACGAAGAGGGGACATGACCTCCTCCGCCTGCTTCATTGTTGGAGCAGTTGTGATCTGATGGGTAGTAGAGGTATCGACATTCAGAAAGTAACCTTGTAGAGTTGAGCCGTACATTGATTTGGCGGCGCCTCGTGCTACGATCAAATACTGTTTGTTAATCAATCTCTTTTTCACATTCTTGCGAACGTAGTGCCCACCATGACCATCTGGATTCGGCTGGTACACACTTCGTTCAACAAAATAATACCAACCAAAGATCTGCTCACCCCAAAGCTTGAAGCTATCCAAAAGGCTAAGGTCGGAGCCATCTGTTAGAGTTAGTTCAGACTCGCAATAAGCAATCCACCCCTCAACAGCTTGGTCGTCGTAGTACACACCCGGATTAGCGATGAGGTCATCAATGCGATTCATCTCCATGGAGATCTCTTTGCAAACCGGAATCTCCCCTCGAATTACGGCATCACGAAACATGCCATAATACTTGGGAACGGCAGTGTTTGATAATGCCATAAGTACCTCCTTAGCCAGCCTTCTTAGCCATACCGTTTACAATTTCTTTGATCTTTCCATAGTTATTGTAAATAGTTAAAGCAGTCGAAGTAGCAGTCGCAATTGTGCCGGCAACTTTCAGCGTTTTCGATACATATTCCTTTCCACGATTCACATCAGTCGAAGACAATTGACTGTACTGTTTCTCCATCTGAAGACGATTCAGTCGGTTACGAAGCTCTGCATCACTCATGGACTTAACGCTCTTACTGTTATGAGCTTTAGCATAGTCCTCATGAGCAGGAGCATCAGATTTAGAAGAGCTCTCTCTTTTCTTCCCAGCTGTAGTACGAGTACCATCTTTATTCTGGTAGCGACGAACACCCCACTTCATTCCGATGATACCGTGATGGGCAAGTGCTGTATTATCCATTTTGAAATCCTCCTCTCACATTTAATCCGGGTCAACTGTCACATTGATTCGCCATTCAAGTTCACTGATCTGCCGGTTGATTGCTTCCATGACCGCAGAACTTAAAGGCGGGTCAAACACCAGTTTTACCTTCAGGTAGATAAAAGTTTTTACAAATTCAAGACGAGGATCGTCGTACAGGAATTCGGACCAGGTCTTACTCGCATCTTCGATACGGAATCCTTCTTCGGGACCGACACCGAGTTGCGTCAAGACCGAGAATGCCGAATTGATATGCATTACGATGTCCTGGTCAAAGTGCTCGTACTCCTCAGCAATTCCGAGCAACTTTTTGATCGATGTCAGTATGCTATCCATATCGTTTCTCCTTACTGCCTGACGGCTACAAATTTCTTCATGCAGAATCCTTCAATACCGGCGGCAGTGCAGACAGCGTACCAATCATCATTGGAATCGCCCATGTCAATTTCCAGTTCATCAAGACAGGTCGCAACCGTTACGACTTTGGAATCCATACTGGGTTTCTCACGAATGTTCAGTTTCAGACAATCCGTGACAACACCGATCACATTTCGAGCAGCATCTTCGCAAAGCTCTGTTTCCTGTTCCTCGACGATTTCAGCCGAAGTATCAGGAATAGATTTTTCATGAATCTCATTAGACATTGAAAATTTCTCCTTTCATTATTTTCGCCAGGGACAGGTATCGTTTTGTGTGCGCTGTACCGGAGGAAGAACCAACAGACTCTCATCGCCGTAGTGAATAGCATTATGCGTGTTCAACTTGGTGCAAACTGCATTCTCCGGATCGAAAACGCAGGGGCTCTGATTTAAGATATCTTCATAAGTAATCGGATTCAGATGATGGATCAATACGGAACCAAAGATTTCATAACCCGGCATACCAAGATCACAACCTTCATCCCGAATGATAATTTCATCTCGGAATTGCAGCCATTGATCTGAATGATAAAACTCTTGGTTCAACCATCGCTTAAAACCGAAAGTTTCTTTTCCAACGGAACCATCAAGCTTTAAGTAGAGAAATCGTTCTTCAAATGTCGGCAATGTAATTAACTCCGAATAGGTTTTAATACTCATTGTCTTCACCGCCTGCACCGGAATATCTCCTAAACGCTTCGAGAGCCTTGTTGTACAACTCCTTGGCTTCACTGTTGGAATTTAGATTCTTGGTCTTCGCTTCGATAAGCTCTTTCTGCTTCTCCAGAATCTCCTTTTCAATTCGTTCCTTACTGGAACCGAGCTTCAAATAATGCGTTATGACCTGAGAAGAAGCAGTTCCGTCTCTGAGCTGCTTTTCAGCACATTGAACCGCCAAAGAAATCATTAAGTTCTCTTGCGCTTCGAGAGATGTCGGTGGTCTCAATGGGCTGTTTGAGTCGGAAGAGCTTGCAGCTTTACCTTTGGGCATTAGCACTGCCTCCTCTCTTAAAAATTTGGTGCGGATAACAGGAGTTGAACCTGTACGGAGTTACCTCCAATAAATTCTGAGTCTATTACATCTGCCAGTTCCGCCATATCCGCATACTTGTGCTGCACTTTCTGTCCAAACTGATACTCTTTTAGATGAGAATAGGTGCAGTATTTGAAAGAACTTACAGAGCTGAATTTCCACCAATCACCGAAAGGAGAAAAGAAACATGAAAGGAGATGTTCACACTTTATGGAAAATGTCTCAACCCTGTAAGCTCGTTCAAATACTGCACCCGTGGGGTAAACCCCATTCCCAAAATATCCCTCCGGAGATTTTTTTAAGACCGCCGCGATGAGATAGGGGGTGCATTTTTGGAGACCCCCTCCCCATGCCTTTAAGCCCTGCGGCAGCAGTGCAGATCAAGTAATTATTTGTTTGTATTGGCTTCAAGTTCAAATGTTTTCAGAAAAGAAAACAAAAACTTTATTCAAAGAGCATTAGACCTCAACCTATAGTTCAAGCCTTGTCTGCTTTTGTTGTCTTCGTTCTCTTAACTTTCTTGTAAATGTTCATGAAGTCGTAACGAATGATCTCGTCAATCGCTCTTTCAATCTCTTGATTGTTTTCTTCTTCAGAGAATTGGTCAGAAGTGTGAGCAATTCGATCGAGATAAGCGCAAGTGTTGTAACCCTTTTCCACATCAAACAGGAACCAATCGGAGAACTGTTCAAATGGGTTGTAAGGGTTGTCAAATGTGGTAAGGGCACAAGAACCATTCATACCAGTCACTCCTTTCAATTCAAGTAATTAGACACTGTGCTCGTAGAAATACCAAGAGCTTCAGCAATTTCCGATGTACTGTAGCCAGAAGCATTCATTGAAGCAATCTTATTCTGCTTTGCAGTGCTGAGAGTTGTTGTTGCTCTCGGTGTTGCGCGCTGTCTAAGACTATCAATATCCACATTGTCGATGATTTGGGTGAGCTTGTTCTCGCTAATAGCACCAGCTTGAATTGCTTCCCATTCACGGTCTGTAATCTTGATGGTTTCTCGCTTTGCGCCAACAGAGGCACGAGCCTGAGTAAGCGCCTGCTGGCTTGCTTTCTTGAGTTCGCCCTTTGTCATGTCTGGGTTATCCTGCTTTTTAGCAGCCACTACTGCATTAGCCATGGTCTGAGCCTGTCTTTCTCTGGGAGCATTCTTCAAAGCCACATTAAGTTTTGCATTTAGAGAGTCGACCTCAGCTTGATAGGTCTCTTTTGCAGTGGCAGAGTAGGGTACTTTTCCGGTGGATAGGATCTCAAGACGAGCCTGGTTGCCCAGGGCTTTCATCTTGTTAGCGTAGTTAGCATAAGCACGCTCCACGGGGGTATCAGCTTCAGATATCAGGGTATAGGCATCCTTTGCTTCAGCCATCTTAGTGCTGGGCTGAGTACGCTCTTTGACCTTGCCAGTTCGCTTATCAACGTAAACAGGGTCATCTACATCTTTCCATATGTATTCGCCTGTCTTTTCGTCGATTTTTGGGCTACCTTGCCTCTTAGTGACGGAAGTCTCCGATTTAGCACGGGAAATCAGCGTCGAAGCACCCTCGTGGTATCTTCCGTCTTCATCAACTGTGCCCTGATACTTCTTTTTCAAAGAGCTGATGCCATTGTCGATCTCACTTTGCTTATAGTCCAGTTTGTGTTTTTCGGCATCGATAACTACCATGCTATGGCGAACGGCTCTTGCAAGCTCATCCTGCGTGGCGCCCTTCAAAGTCATGTCGGTAATCAGATTAGAAATGACACCCATCTCTTTCTGTGTGTTCTTCATAGGCTTGAAAGTGCCAGCCGGTTTTCCGCCATACTCCAATTTTGGGTCAAATCCTTCAAGTCCCTTCAGAGGAGGAGTGGAAGTAATCTTGACCTTGCTTTTACCAGAGTTACAGGGGATGACCATGACAGTATCACCATCAAAGTCAGCACCTGAAAGCCGTTCTGCAACCTTACTGTTAATACCGATGGCATCTTTAGGGGTGTTACCAAGGATTCGGCGAGCCTCTGCCTGCTTGTTATTCACTGTCAAGATAGGAATCTCAAAAGTTCCGCCATGCGGATAACGAACCAGAGCTACTGTTTCACCATTCTTATAATTTGGAGCATACACTTCATTGTCTTTCATCGAAGTGATAGGTAGAATCACCTGATATTTCTGACGAGGAAGAGCAGCTGCCTGAAGGTGCACAGCAGCAGAGTCACAATCATCCGCAAAGGATTTCAGTAATGATTTTTTGACCGTCGGATTTGTAAGTGAACAGATTTCATCAAATTCAGCCATTTTATCAGATGCCGCCAAGTTCAGCTGTTTATTGACCAGACTCAAACTCTGTTTAGAAAGAAACTGGGAGGGGAGTTTATCCGCCCATTCACCCCAATCGCCCTCTTCTGCACGCTTATTGATAAGAGAAAGCTGCCGTTTTCCATCGGCGTCAATGTAATAGCTCTGTCCACCGGCTTTGATAAGAGAACCAAACGGATTGTCAGGGTCATCTTTGACTTTCTTAAGAACATCCGATGCCGGAGTTCCTTTTTTCTTATTGGTATTGAACATTACATCCACACCATCGGGAAGATCATCAGAATAGACAGCCATTCCTTTCAAATATCTATTGCCATCCACCAGAATACGAACCTGAGCATAGTGAGAATCACCAAGAGACAAGTCATCTACACCCCGACGGATTTCAATAACACCATCTTTCTGGATTCCGCCGTCTTCAGCATAACGGATTTTCAAGCGGCTTGAATCCATACTTTTGGGATAGACGAACTTGTCAAATGTTTCACCGTCATCGTGAGATACATAGTCTCTGACAGAATGAACATTCTCGAAATTATAAATTTCTTTATGCTCTGTTCCTGGAGGGCAGAGAACCTTGATGTTTGTTTGCTTACCCGGGTTTGTTACCTGGGGAACACCGCCGACATAGACCGGATAACCTTCCATTTCCAAAATATAAAGAGCCTGCTTCATCTTCTCTTTCGAGATACCAAGCTCTCTTTCAACTCCGGTTCCAACATCGATCATGCCTTTTTCCGCAATCTGTTTTTTCAGAAATTCAGCGGTCTGCTTTGCCTGATTCATGCGAGCTTCGGAACTCTCGTTCAAAAGCGAGCGAACCGAAGAATCATTAGCAAAACCCATCTTGTCAGCGATCTCATTCAGACTATAACCCTTCGCACGAAGAGCTTTAGCCGTAGCGACATCAGCAGAACGGCGTTCATCTTTTGCAAGGCTCATCTGGGTACGAAATTGGGTTGTGCTCAGACCCATAGATTTTGCAATGGCTACTTCTCCTGTGTAGTTTTTTCCATCTTTATCGGTAAAAGTGAAATTGGACTTTTTCAGTTCTTCCACACGAGAGAGAAAATCGCCGCTATGCTGATAAGGGTTATCACCCGAACCCCAAGGATAACGACCAGACCTTCTGGGCATACCGTAATGCATTAAAATATCATCCGTGAGACTCATGGTTTAACCCTCCTGTTCTTTGATTTTTCTGATAACCTTGTCGAAGGTAATAATCTTGTCCATAATTGGTACAATATCTTCGGCAGTAGGTTTGTGATACAGAATTTCATTGTTCTGATACAGACGAAGCTCCATCTCGATTTCTGACGGCTTCGCCTTGTATTCCAAACAAAAAAGAGCAGCATATATTTCAAGCTGCTCCATGTGTGCCGGCACGACGCCGGTCTTCAAATCGTGAATACGAAGAATGCCATTCCGGAACACAATCGTATCAGCGGTGCCAAAGCAATTTTCTGAATAGAACAGAATCTGTTCAGGCACCATGCGAAAACTAATTGCATCATTGACATACATATTCAATGTTTTCTGTGACTTGGGAAGTTTTTGCCCTAAAGTGATGCATTGACATGCAAAATCATGCAGAACAGTCCCTCGCTGTGTAGCCAAAAATTTTGAATAGGCATCGGCTACTTTTGTTTCGTCATAGTTAATCCAATGATACTTGCTGGCACCAAGAAAAGCGTGTTGCCCTTCAAGATTGGAATGATTGTTGAAGATCATGCAGCACTTCCTCCTTGTTCTCTGGGCAAATGAATCTGGAGAAAGACATCTCGTCCATTTTGCCCACATAATATTCTTGGTTCGGTTGCTTTTTTGCGCCAGCGTGTTGTTTACATTCCAAAGCAGCCCATTTGTCATTGAACAGAATGAGAAGATCAGGAATGCCCTGCAAATATCCAGAGTCACTTTTCATTACGATGCAACCTGGAAAAAGTTTTTTTAGCTCCTTAATGAGCTTCGATTGAAATTGACTTTCGAGCATTGGCAAATGAGCCTCCTTTCATGTAGTTTTTCAAAACTAAAAAGAGAATGTCTATTCTTAAAAATAGCTTTTTTACTCCTCTCTTCATAAAAGGACATGTTTTTTTCGCGCGGCGGAAAAGGCATAAAAAAAGAACCGCTATTAGCGGCTCAATCAGATAAGAACTCAGGATGGCTTTTCAGGATATACTCGTTATTGAGTATCTGCACTCCAAGAAAAAGTTCCTTCAATTCTTGCTCAGAGCCTGGATGCTTCTCCAGAAGCTTGTCCATTATTTTGCCCATGTGATTGTTTACCTGAAGGTAATGTTCCTTGGTGCCGATTTTCTTAGAATATTTCATGACTTTCTCCTTTGCATAATAAAAAAGACCGAGACACCGTTTAAGTATCTCGGTCAAATATTTTGTAATAGCTCAGCTATTGTTTCTGAGGTATCGGATTAAAATCCAAATAAGCCATAAACCACCGGTGCATAACACCAAAATAAAGTCCAATAGCAAACCGCCGAAGCCACGCTTCTTTGTTGTGCTCCTATTGCTCTTGCTCATTGTGATCCTCCTTTTCAGTGGATTTGTGAAAAGCGGAAGGAATCTTTTTTGCACTTTCTTGCACTGTGCTGATTATTCCATTCACCACTCGTTTTGTGTTTTCTTTCCGTTCTGTTCGCTTTATACTTTTCTCAAGATGTTGTTCTTCTTTATGCTTCTCAGAAATATCAAACATTCTTTGACTTTCATCAATCACCTCTTGAGGTATATATTTAACCAGAACAGCTGTTCCTCGTTCAACTTTGGTTTTACTCTTTGGATGAGTTTTGATGACTTGAGAATCGAAGCACTGACGATACTGAATATTTGCATCGGCTGTCGACATCTTCACAAGAGTCGCTTTTAGTCCGCAACTTTCCAATATTTCGACTGCTTGTTCAACAGATAACGGATATTCTTTTGAATGCAACACAGGTACGGCAACAAGCTTTTTTCGTTCTTCTATAGTTTTATCTGCATAATCACGAACAGCATCAATCGCCGGCTTTACCAATGGCACTATTGACGCAGCCATGGCTACTCCCGCAGCAATATTACCGCTTGTGTTTTTTGTCAACTTCTTCTCACTCATCTCATTATCCCATCCTTTCCGAGGGCATTAAAAAAGTGCGCCCCCACAACGAGAGACGCACTGAAAAAATGTCAACCCTCATTGTTGCCACACAATCTCAATCAAGCCGCAAAGGGACAAATGAAATGAGTAAAGAGAGAAAACACTTTTTACCAAAGCAGTTTTCCCCAAACGACTTGAACATATTAGATTGTGTGGCGCTTATAGTATAGCACAGTCTGAAAGAAAAAGAAAGAACTTTCGGTAAAAAGTCTTGACATTTTCGTCTACTTGTGCTATGTATTCCGACCTCTGGCCAAATGCCCACTTTTCTCGCCCTATTTATATATTTATTAAAACTTTTTATCGCAATTAAATAAGAAATAAAAGTGGGAAAGTGGGCTTTTTTCACAAGAAAAATTTCAAATCGGCGCAAATCGGCCATTTTGGGGTAAAAAATGCCTAAAAAGTGCCATTTTCAGAAAATGCCTCCGAATTTTTCTGCCCACTTTTGGTTTTCAAAACCGGGCTTTTGCCCACTTTTTCTGGGCTTTTTTCAAGAAAATTGTCCGTACACGCTCAAAAATTTTTTCAAAAGTGGGCTTTTGCCCAAATCCGCCAAACAAAACCGGGCTAAAATTTACTCGATTTTCAAGTATGTACGGACTCATTTCGCTCATCTCCAAACCCGTCCGTTCCGTTTATCAATCAGAATAATCCGACCTTCGATCTCGAAGCCAGCCAACTCACACAAGTAAAACAGTGTATGCAGCAGTCTATGAAATCTTTCGTCTTCTTCACGCTCAATGTTCTTGAGGGCTTCGTAAGCGGTCGGGTCAGAATATCCTTCGGCATTTCGTCGAGGATTAGTGGTGTTCGCTATGATGCAGGTACTCCTTTCTTCTAAATTTGTTTCAAGATTGTTACGCCTTCTTTCAAGCTTTCCGGAATATCAATTACTCGCTGATTGCGGCTTCCTCGGAAATCAAGCTCCAATGATTTTTCAGCCTGTACGAACGGGCCGTCAACAAGCACATCAATATGTTTCAGAAGCTCGATGCCTTGCCTGTATAAGTCTTCAAAAAGATAACCAGTGTAGCACCAAACGCTAAGCCCTATTTCATGAGCTTTTTCAGCAATCAGAGCACACTGGTAAATCTGACAGAACGGCTCGCCTCCGGAAATGGTAATGCCGTCTATCCAATCTTTTCTTTTTGAAATATCATCGAGTATGTCTTCGATCAACACGAGCTTTCCGCCACCGAATGGGTGAGTTTGAGGATTGTGGCAGCCGGGGCACTGATGCGGACAGCCCTGTGTAAATATCACATACCGGATTCCTTCCCCGTCAACAATAGACTCCGATTCAATCCCCGAAATTCGAATCAACTTCATGTTTGACACGATCTCGCTCCTCCGCACGCTTAGCGTCATTCCACTTATCAAGAGTTCCGACCAGATATCCAGTGATACGACGGATGCGTTCGAACGGAACTCCATCAGCCTCGCTCCGTCCGCAGCAGGGACAGGTGTCATTGATAATACCGTTATAACCGCAGACAGGATCTCGATCTACAGGATGGTTGATGCTTCCGTAACCGATGCCGGCTTCTTTCATGTGTCTTACAACTCGTTCAAAAGCTACAAGGTTTTTGGTCGGATCACCGTCCAGTTCTACATAGGAAATATGACCGGCATTGGTAAGAGCATGATACGGTGCTTCGATATCGATTTTCTTAAGTGCAGGGAGATGGTAATATACCGGAACATGAAAGCTGTTGGTGTAGTATTCACGGTCGGTAACACCTTTGATAATTCCGTATCTTTCTCTGTCAGATCGAAGCAGCCGCCCAGCTAAACTCTCAGCGGGAGTAGCAAGACAGGTTACATTCATACTGAGTTCTGTGCTCTTACGATTGCAATAGTCACGAATATAGCCGACAATACGCAAGCCAAGCTCCTGGGAGAACTCATCTTCACCGTGATGCTTGCCATTAAGCGCTACAAGACACTCTGCAAGCCCGCAGAAACCGATAGATAGCGTTCCATGCTTCAAGACCTCTCCAACCGTGTCATCAGGAGAAAGCCCGTCAGAATCCATCCAGACGCCTTCTCCCATAAGGAATGGGAAGTTGCGAACTACTCTCGAAGCCTGAATTTTATACCGGTCGAGAAGCTGCTGCATCGTAGCGTCGAGCATTTTATCCAGTAGTTTGAAGAAAGTGAGATAGTCGCCTTTGGATTCAATGCCAAGTCGAGGCAGGTTGATAGAAGTGAAGCTTAGATTGCCTCTACCGGGAGCGATCTCACGAGACGAGTCATAAACATTACCCATTACACGAGTACGGCAACCCATGTAAGCCACCTCCGTCTCAGGATGACCGGGTTTGTAATACTGGAGATTGAATGGAGCGTCAATGAAAGCAAAATTTGGGAACAGTCTCTTGGCACTTACCTTCATTGCCAGTTTGAACAGGTCATAGTTTGGGTCATCGGGATTATAGTTGACTCCCTCCTTGACACGGAAAATCTGAATCGGGAAGATAGGCGTTTCGCCATGACCGAGTCCTGCTTCTGTAGCAAGCAGAAGCTGCTCAATAGCAAGACGACCTTCCCAAGATGTATCTGTGCCATAGTTAATAGAGCTGAACGGAACCTGAGCGCCGGCACGGGAATGCATGGTATTCAGATTATGAATAAACCCCTCCATAGCCTGATAGGTATCACGGGTGGTCTTTTCCATAGCATAGTCGAGAATCCATGCTTTATCTTTCAGATCGTTGAGGCGTTCGCAAATCTCATAGCCTTCTTTCAGATATTTTTGATAGGTGTAACGGACACCTTCGGCCATAGCATAATCGAAGTCCACGACACTCTGTCCGCCATGCTGGTCATTTTGATTCGACTGAATGGCAATAGCAGCCAGAGCAGCATACGAACCGATGCTTTTTGGAGCTCTCAGATGACCGTGTCCGGTATTGAATCCATTCTTGAAGAGCTTGCGAAGCTCAATCTGCGTGCAGGTCGTCGTCCATGCATAGAAGTCAAGATCGTGTATATGAATCCATCCATCGCGGTGAAGTTCTGCAATTGCAGGTTTAATCAAATACTCCAAATTGTACTCCTTGGCGGTATTGGCACCATATTGCAGCATAGCCCCCATGGGGGAGTCACCGTTGATGTTGGCGTTATCTCGTTTCAAGTCGCTGTCCTTTGCTTGAAGAACGGTAATACTATCAAAAATAGCTTTTACCTTTTCTCCGAATCGTTCATTCATAGAAAACCCTCCTTAAATATCATCCTGATTGCGATGCAGACTGTGTTCAGCGTCGAAACCATCCGGATACCTGGCTTTCAGTTTATCCACATTCATCTGCATGATGGTTTCAAGGTCATACCCAATAGCGTTTGCACTTACAGCGAGATACCAAGCCACATCTCCAAGCTCTTTAGCCATATGTGCAGTGTCCAGCTCATGCCCCTGAAACAGATGCTTTTTCAAAATATCAATTGCTTCGCCGGCTTCTCCGTTCAGTCCCATTAAGCCATTGAGCAGAAGTTTCTCAGGCGGTAAATCTCCTGGGGCTGTGCGAAGAGCTGCCTGCTGATAATCGTTCGGTGTCATATTTTTTCCTCCTGTGATTACGATTTACCAGTGCAATAGCCTGGTTTATTTGAACATCAAGCTGACGTTGTTCTTTTGCTTCCCGCAGACGGTCACGAACAGCCTGAATATCCGCTTTTGTCGCTTCTCTGGCAAGCATGTTTTTTCTCCTTTACACAAAAAATAAGAGCCAAGGTTTAACCTCAGCTCTTACATGACTTGTTAATTTTTCGATTTGTGGTATTTCCAGGCTTCACAAACCGTTTCCTTGCATTTCGGATAATCAGGGCGTCCGCATTTGTTGCAGATAAGCTCTTCTCGTCCGAGATCCGGAATATCTTCCTCAAATTCTCTGATGACAGTTGTCCATGTACCGTCTTTTCTTCGAACAGGACAGGACATTCTGGATTTAACTTTCATCCTTGTTACACATCCTTTCGATAACGGTCATGCAATAAGGTCTAAAGAATTTATCAAAGATTGCTACCGGCACAGTAATAATCAACAATATCCAAAATATGTCTCGAATAATTCTCATTTGATGACCTCCTTACAGTATTTTACCATAAACACAACAAAAGTAAAAGGGCTTGTTACGGCCCCTTTACCTTCAAAATCGAGTAACTTACGAAATCATGATCTTGTAGCGTTCGTTCAGTTCTTCGAACACTTCCTGATCTGCTGCAATGCTGATGTGAAACTCAATCTTGCCCTTTTCGTTCAACACGGTCTGGACAGCAGGTTGAAGTTTCTCAGCAAACAGCATTCTCAAACAAGTACCGAGTTGCCGATCATTAACTGCCAGAAAATAATTCATTGTGCGTTACCTCCTTTCATAATAGGGGGTGTATTTTTCGTGCAGGGAAACCATTTGTTAGAGTTTCTCCGTCTCGATAAGGCGCTCACATTCATGTGGGTTTTCATCCGAGCAGACTTTATATTTATCCCAGTATCTTGGGCATTCATGTTCCTTTGCGTTTTTACTGCACATCGTCCATAGTGGGCACAGCTCTCCGTAATAAGGAAGCTGATTGACTACGAATTTCATCATCTTTCATCCTTTCTTTTCGCCAGTAATAAGCTTAGAATATGGCAAACTCTCGATCCAATCGCAGAACGTATGCCACTCGTCGAGCTTGTGGTTCCGACGGGACTTATAGATATTGGCCAGAACCTCGTAGTTCAGCATAACTGTCCGGCGCTGGTTATAAGAGCTCGGCAGAAGTTGGATCATCTGCCACCAATAATGTTTCTTCTCCCAGTCGCCCCATTGGTGCTTAAAACCGTTGTATCCCAAATATAAATCTCTGGCTTGATTCAAAGCTTCAACCGTATTTTTCAGAATACTGATAGCTGGTTCAGACAAATGCTCACAACTAAAATCCTCCAGCGTAAATTCCTTGTCCGCTATTTTATGCATCGTAGAGCAGGAGTTTACAACCGTACCAACCTTGTAGGTGTCGAACTCTTTCCACCAGTATAGCGGGGCGGTGATGTCAAGATAGACCGTAATCATCCGCATGAACTTGCGATGGTCAGTGCCTGCGTTGCGGAGGGTAGTCATGAGGTTGAGGTCGTTAGGACCGAGAATATATTTTGTACCAATCTCGACATCGTCAGCGTGGCAATCAGTGTATACACAATCTGCGCAATGAGCTGGACCATGCGTGGCGCAAACACCACTATCACTCTTCACCCACGAGTTCTTAGGGTTCCTCATACCACGAATGGCGTGTTCCCAGCCAATAACCTCGGTGTTTTCAATTTTCAGCATTTTCTACCTCCGTAAGCTTCGTCCGAATCATTTCCAGAATTTCTTCTACAATCGAACGAGTGTTATTGTGTAACTTAATATAATCGGCATGGTCTTTATACCAGGCAAACATTTCGGAAAGGTCGCCTTTAATCCAGCTGAATGCCCACCAGTCACAGATCATCTCAATAATGTATGGATACGGCATTTCGATAAGGATAGTTCCTTCTTTAGGTTCGTCGTTGATTAAGACCCAATACTGCCAATGATGGGGGTTTCGGTGGATATGCATAAGCCATGCCCGGTTAAACGCCTCGATGATTGCTGGGGTTTGCTCCCCATAGAAATAGTTGTCATAAGGCGTGTACTCATCTGGCGTATTCTTCGACATATCATGGAACTCAATATTTCGAGTCGCCTCCACATCTGTCAGTTCTGGAATATAAGCAGCAATCCACTGATAAGCCTTTTTTACAGCTTGCCTGTGTTTTTCCAGATATTCATCATATTTTTGAGACATTGGATTCTCCTTTCTGATAGATAACCCGATCGCAAGCAACTTTGTTTATCACGCTGGTTGTGTAGTCGATTGTAGGTACCTCATGCTGCTCGAAATGGATTACTATGGAAAAATCAGTGATTAAATCATTTTCGGGATGCACCATCGATTCAGCTCGATTGATAAGTTCTTGACCTGCGTCTTTTATTTGTTGAACGAGAGTATTACGATACCCATTAGCCATTTTTTTCGATCTCCTTTCTCAATTTATGAGCCATATCCACCTGTTCCTCAAGCCCCGGCATATGAGGGCAGGGGTAATCGAGACCACAAAATAGACAAGTAACACCTCTCGTAAGAGTAAAGCATCGATTGCATAAAACCCGACAACTTTCTTTAAGTGAATCGTTTTCATTTTCGAGTTTTGAAAGCTTTTCATGGTATTCAGTCTGAAGGTCTGACAACTGTCTTTTCAGTTGTGCATTCTCTTCAGTAGCATCTGACGAAAGTGCCTTTCTGAACTCCTCAAGATTCATGTTTCTTTTCTCCTTTCAGAAATATCACTCTTGATCGAGCCGTGCCTGTTTAAGGATGCGACCAATTTCATAAACAGATTTTGCCTGTGCAATTTTTCTCTTAACTTCTTCGCTATAGCAAAGTTCCGTTGCAATATCAATCGCATCCTTTTTCTCGGCATCAAGAATTGTTTTTGCTTTCATAGTTCATTGGTTTGTGGGAATTTGTATTGCTGGGTTCTGTGAGACAGTCATTGCACGGGTCTTTGGACTCTTCAAGACCGTGGTGCTTGCACGATTTGCAATACTGGTCAAAATAGACTTCCTTTTCTTCATTCATCTGCAAAAACTCCTTACAAAATCCACATAATAAGCTTGATCGTCGCCGCTACGATAATCGCACTGGCACACAAAGACATCAGAATAGCGATAGCCTGCCCGATTTTATAAGCAAGGCTACCACTCTTCTTCGTTTCGGGACGATATAATGTATCTTTTTCGTATTCAGGCATATATTATCCTCCAATCTGAAGTCCGAGATGAGAATATAAATCTTTATAAAGGATCTTCTCCAACTCGTCCTTATACATTGTTACAACTTTGCCGTCTACTACACGGCTTACAGTTTCTCTCAAAATGGGAGCTGCTATATCAGCAGTAACCGGGGCTTTGGCATCTGCCATAATCGGTTCTGGTAAATATCCCAATGCTTCCATTTCCTTGTGCTCACAGGTCTCGACAAAAGGGCATTCACGGCATTGCTTCGTCAGTCTTGCCAACGCCATCGTTCGTCACCTTCTTTCTCAGGCAGCTTTGGGTTTATAGCTGCCGACATACTTGGTTTCGTTGAAATTCCGTTTCTCGCTCAATGCTCTACTGATAGCCAAATCAATGCCGGAACGGGACTTCAGATGGTAGTAATACAAATCTTTGAACGGTGTATTTAAGCGGTCAGTTCGTCCTGCTGATTGCTTCATAATTTTGTAGGAGTAGTTCTGCGAGTAAAACACAATGGTATCCGTACTAATGCAGTTCCAT